AAATAACTGTGAAAAACGCAGTTTCAAGGTAATATATTGTTATAAGTAAATTTTTCTTAGAATCATGGCATTTTTTCGTGGCGAAGAAGGCTCTGTATCATTTGATAACGGAACTGGATCAGTTGGAGCTATAGCTTCTACAACAGCTTGGACTTTAGATACGACAAAAGATACTCTTGAGTGTACTGCTCATGGTGATACATCAAGAAAGTATGTAGGATCTTTAATTTCTGGTTCTGGTACTGTTGATCTTCTTTATACAGCTACAAGTGGAGATGATACTGCTGAAATAATTACAGATGTATTAACTACTGAAGATGCTGGTGATGCTTCATTTAATCTTTTCTTAGATACATCAGGTAGTAAAAAATTAAGTTTTAACGGAATTATTACAGGAACTTCATTTAGTTCTACTGTTGGAGACATTTCTACAGTATCAGTTAGTTTTGTAACAACTGGTGCTATAACTTCTGCTGTCTAATGCCTAAAGGATCTTATTCGGCAAAGCAACGAAAACTTGCTGCTGTTGCTCCACCACGGGATAAGATCACGGCTGCTGATCTTAAAAAACTACGTTCTAAGAAAAAAAAGAAAAAGAAGTGAAACTTACCACTCGCCAAAAGAATCTCCTTGAAAAACACTCTGAGCATCATAGTGCGAAGCACATGGAGTTTATGAAAAGGCGAATGAGAGCAGGTGATACTTTTACTCAAGCCCATAAAAAGGCACAAGCAAAGGTGGGCAAATGAGAAAACGTAAATCTGTAAGTTTATCTGTAGGTAGAGGAGAAAAATCTAAAAAAGGTGGTCTTACTGCAAAAGGTCGTGCGAAATATAATCGTGCTACTGGTAGTAATTTAAAAGCACCAGTAACAGAAAAAAATCCAACAGGAAAGAGAGCAGCGAGAAGAAAATCATTTTGTGCCCGTATGTCTGGTATGCCAGGGCCGTTAAAAGATAAAAAAGGCCGACCTACAAGAAAGGCGTTAGCATTAAAACGATGGAGGTGTTAAACAATGACTTATGCTGTACCAGGACCTATTAGAACCAATATTGTTTCATCTACATCTGTAGGCGGTATTGATAGTCCTTTTACTAGAACTAGAGCAGTTTTAGATATGATGAAAGGATGGGAAATAATGAAAGCCGTTACTGAAGGCACTGAATATTTAAGAGAAAATAGTGAAGCATTTTTACCATTAGAACCAAGAGAAGATTATGATGCTTATCTTGCAAGAGTAAATCGTGCTGTATTTTCTCCTTTTACTCAAAGATTGATAAGAGCAGCTACAGGTTTAGTTCTTAGAAAACCGATAACACTTACTGGAGATCCTTATTGGACAGATACATTCAAGATGGATGTTGATGGTTGTGGTTCTGATTTAGATGAATATGCAAGAAGAGTATTGATGTGTTCTCTTACTTATGGTCAAAGTCATATTCTCGTAGATTATCCTGCTCCTTCTGGTGCATTAAGTTTGGCAGAAGAAAGACAACAGAATCGTAGACCTTATTGGATTGAAGTTGATCCAAATAATCTTTATGGCTGGAGATTAGATAGAGAATCTAATTATGGGAATCTTATACAAGCTCGAATTGCAGAAAAGGCTGTATTGCCTGATGGTCAATTTGGTGAAAAGGTCTATGACCAGATAAGAGTAATAGAGCCTGGTAGCTATAGAGTGTTTCGTAAGAAAGAACAAATCGAAGAAATGTATGATGTCTCTGATAATAGTGTGACAGGAAATTTTGAAATGGGATCAGCAGATAAAGATTATCAACAAGTTGAATCTGGTAGTTTTTCTCTTGGTGAAATACCCTTAGTTACAATTTATTCTGGAAAAACTGAAAATTTAGTAAGTAAACCACCTTTACTTGATATTGCATATTTAAACCTTGCACATTTTCAAAGGCAAGCTGATCTTATTCATAGTTTGCATGTTGCATCTCAACCAATGCTTGTAATGGAAGGATATGATGATCAGACCAAAGACCTTGCTATATCTGTCAATTATGCAATGGCAACTCAGCCAGGAAATAAAGTTTATTATGTAGAACCAGCTTCTAGTGCTTTTGATGCTCAATCTGCTGAAATTAAAGAATTACAAATGCAAATGGCTACTCTTGGTATTAGTACTTTAAGTCAGCAAAAATTTGTAGCTGAATCTGCTGATGCAAGAAGATTAGATCGTGTAGATACAAACTCTATGCTTGCAATGGTTTCAATGGAATTAGAGCAAAAACTTCAAAAATGTTTTAATTTTTCAGCTGAATATGTAGGTATTGAACCACCAGAAGTAAAAATTAGTAGAGATTTTGATATTGAAAGATTAATTGGGCAGGATATTACAGCTTTAACATCTTTATTTGATCAACAAGTCATTGATAGAGAGGAATTTAGAGATATTTTAGTTCAAGGTGAAGTATTACCATCAGGAAATGAAGCCAAAACTGAATAGTTTGGTAAGATGATATATAAATACATACATTTTTATGGCTAAATCTTTAGACCATGTTCTGCAACCTGACGGAACTTACAAATGGGAATTAGTAGAACAAAAAGCTAAAGTACAAGAAAGTGCTAAAGTTTCTCCTACTCCTGCACCAAAAGAAACTAAGAAGAAAGTTTCAAAGAAAAAAACTACTAGCCCATTATCTGACTAATTTATGGCAATCGAAGAAAAAGTAATTCAGCCTGAGTCTGTGACCAACGCTGAACAGCCCGTGGCTGAAACTACTTCACAACCAACTCAACCACAAGCTCCTAATTTAGATTCTGTAAAAGCAGAATATGAAAACCAATTATCTGCATTAAGAAAACAGGTTGCAGATGAGCAAGAAAAATTTAAGGGCATTAAAACAAAACTTGATGATGTTTACAAGCAAAAAGATCAGCAACGTAAACAGGAATTAGAAGATCAGGGTCAATGGAAAACTCTTTGGGAAGAGGCTAATAAAACGGCACAAGAAAAAGATCAACAGATTTCAAGTTTGTCGCAACAATTAGAAGATATGAAAACTTCTAAAGAAGTAGAATCTACAAGAACAAAAGCATTAGCTGCTATCAGTAATCTTGGTGCCATAAATGCTGAACAAACTTTAGCTTTATTGCAAAATAAATTACAAAAAAATACTGAAGGTAAAGTCGTTGTTCTTAATGGTGGTGTTGAACAAGATTTAAATACTTATCTTTCAAGTCTTAAAAATCCTGGAAGTGGTTGGGAACATCATTTCAAGCCTAGTAGTGCTGCTGGAATGGGTGCAAAGCCTAGTCCTATAGCAAATGCTTCTGGAGGTCAAGTAAATCCTTGGAAAACGGGCAACCTCACTCAACAAATGCTAATATCAGAACAAGACCCACAGCTTGCAGCAGTGCTCAAGCAAGAGGCACAAAAATAGTTAGTTTCTGTGAAACTAATTCCCTTATCTGTGATTAGGGTATCGCAAAACTTAAAAAGGTAAATCTGAATGGCTGCTCCGTTTCAGAATTACTCTGGCGGTGTCCTATTAGCGGATATCGTTAAGAGAAATAATCTAAGCACATATGTTTCCGAAGCTATTAAGGAACGTAGTGCATTTATTAAATCTGGTGCTGTTGTAAGAAACTCACTTCTTGACGCATCAGAAGGTGGAACAAGAATACAAGTTCCAGAATTTAACCCAATCGCACCAACTGAGGAAATCTTAGATGGTACAGCAACATGGGGTACAAGTAACAATGGTTATTTGACACCACAGAAGATTGGCACAGGAACACAAATCGCAACTATCTGTCATAGAGGTTTTGCGTATGCTGTTGATGACGTAGCTGTATTGGCTGCTGGTGAAGATCCAATGGGTCACATCAGAAACCAAATTGCAGACGCTATCAACAAACTAAACTCAGCAAGATTATTTAGTCATCTAAATGGTTTGTTTGCTGCTGGTTCTGGTGCTCTAGGTGCTAATCATCTTGACATTGCAAAAGCTGGTACTGGTGCTACTGCTGATAATTTCTTAACAGCAGCTACAGCAGCAAGAGCAAGATCACTTCTTGGAGAAAGAGGCGAAGAACTAGATACTCTAGTAATTCAC